TTTGCCAGCGGAAGCGCTACCTCCTGCTGGACCCCACCATCAACATGCCGCGCTACCGCCTCCCCTATCGACTGCCGCGCCCGTACACGAGCGGAGAATGTGCCCGGCTCATGGCGCTGACCACGACTGAGAAGGAAGTGGAGCGTCGGGTCGCCGGCAAGCGGGTGCGCGCCTGGACGAAGATCCCGATGCCCTCGGTCGAGGTGATGATCCGCGGGTTGCTCTACTTGGCGGGGTTGCGTGTCGGCACCGTCTGCCGGCTGCGCATCGGGGACATCGAGGCGGGGCAGGGCGACACCCTGGGAAAGATCACGGTCATCACCAAGGGGGACCGCCAGATTCAGGTGCCCATCGTGCCCGAGCTCGCGCGGCTGCTGAGCGACTACATGATCGAGCACACTGATCTGCGCCCCAAGAGCTTCCTGCTGAGCCGACGCCACGGCCTCCCGTGGACCGTCCGCATGGTGCAGCGCGCGGTCACCGGATGGGGGCGCGCGGCCGGCGTGCCCAATGCCACCAGCCATAGATTCCGCCACACGGCGGGCCGCGAGCTGCTGGAGACGGGGGCCACCCTCGAGGAAACCCAAGGGTTTCTCGGGCATGCCAACATCGCCACCACCCAAGTCTACCGCCGCATTTCAGACAAGGCCGTCGGCGAGGCGGCCTTGCGACGCGCCATGCTGATGCGCCCGACCGGAGACGCATGACCACCCACGGCCATCGCGCCGGGTATCGGCCCAGCAAGGAATACACCGCCTGGATCAACGCCAAGGATCGGTGTGAAAATCCGAGGAGCGGCAACTTTCACCGCTACGGCGGGCGCGGCATCCTGATGTGTCCAGCCTGGAGCCGGGACTTCATTCGGTTCTACTCGGATATGGGACCGTGCCCGCCCGGGCTCACGCTGGAGCGCATCGATAGCAATGGGCATTACGAGCCCGGGAACTGTCGCTGGGCCACCGTCCAGGAGCAGGCCCGCAATACCCGCCGCACCAAGCTCATCACATATGCGGGAATGACGCGATGCCTCTCTGATTGGGCCGAGCAGTTCGAGATGAGCCACCAGACACTCGCCAATCGGCTCAGGCGCGGCATTCCGTTCAAGATCGCGACAACCTCGGCTCGCCGCATTAATACTGCGCGACAGGGGCGCCCGCCAAGTGGGGCGCGGCTCGCCAGATGATGACCCAACAGATGTACCTCACCTAATGCGACGCCATAATCTGCAGCCACCGTCCAGGCCGCTGGAACCCGCATGAATAGGGCTACGACGCGGTAAGACCATACCAGACTCGGAGAAGTTCCCGGGAGAATTGATGCACGAAAACGGGCAGTTAGCCGAGGCCGGTAACGCACAGCGCGTGCCGGTACATAAACGACTGGGGCCGCGCGATTTAACCGGGCTGACCGTTGGCCCGCGATGACCGCCAGCGCCCCGCAGCGCCGCGAGCCGCAGGAGATTCGCCTGTTCATTCCCGGCGCACTCCGCAACTACGCCAACGGGCGCGTCCACTGGCGCACGGAGGCGGCCTACCGTAAGCGGTGGCGCCTAGTCGTCGGCCTCGAAGCCCGCCAGCGCGGATGGGCGACCCTGGCCGTGCCCGAGGCGCCTAAGCACGTTGAGATCCTGGCGTGGACGTTCAACCGCTTCGATGATGACGGGTTCCGCAATGCCTGTAAGCCGATCGTCGACGGGCTGGTCGACGCGGGCGTGCTGCACGGCGACGGCCCGGCGAGCGGCCACCAGATTACGTACCGCCAGGCGATCCACCGCGAGGACCGCGGGGTATGGCTGACGATCACCCCGGTGGCCCCATGACCGCCCTCGGCGTCGGGCGCCGGCTGGAGGCGCGGTGATGCTCGTGCTGAGCCTCTTCCCCGGCATCGGCCTGCTGGACATGGCCTTCGAGCAGGAGGGCTTCTGCGTCGTGCGCGGGCCGGATCTGCTCTGGGGCGGGGACATTCGCGCGTTCCATCCGCCGACCGGCAAGTTCGACGGCGTGATCGGCGGCCCGCCGTGCCAGGCGTTCTCGCGGCTGGTGCATCTCGTCCGCTCACTGTACGGCGAGGCGGCAGTCAAGCCGAATCTCATCCCGGAGTACGAGCGCGTGGTGGGCGAAGTGCAGCCGCGGTGGTTCCTGATGGAGAACGTGCCCGATGCCCCCGAGCCCCACGTCCCGGGCTACATCGTGAAGACGGCGATGCTCAACAACCGCTGGCTCGGCGAGAAGCAAAGCCGGTTGCGCCGCTTCTCGCTCGGCACGCGCGACGGGCTGCCGCTCCTCGTTGATGGGTTGGCCGCCCTCGAAGCGATGGACTATGAGCACGCCGTCTGTGCGACCGCGGGCGGGCGGCGCGTGTCTGTCGCGCTGGGCGGAACGGGCAAGGTGAAGCGGTCCAAGCTGCCCCACGAGACCACGCGGCCTATCGCGGTCATGTGCGAGCTCCAGGGGCTCCCGCCCGACTTCCTCGACGCCACGCCCTTCACGCTGGAGGGCAAGCGGACCATGATCGGCAACGGCGTCCCGCTCCCCATGGGCCGCGCCATCGCGAAGGCGGTGCGGAAGGCCCTCGCCCAGGACCGGCTGGAGGCGCGGCGTGGGACGTGAGGAGGCCATGGACTTTCCTGCTGGGTGGGCCTTCGTGCGCGGCACGCTGCCCGAGTCTCACGACGTACGCTGTAGCTGGCGTGTGACTACGGGGGCGTTGCTCTGCGATTGCCGAGTGCTGTGGGATGAGTACGACCGCCGCCGGGCTGCCCTAGTCCATGAGGAGGCGCGGCGTGGGACGTGAGGAAAGGAGACGGTGATGGCCAAACACTGCGAGACGTGCCGGTGGTGGAGTCACACGTGCGCCGAGAGCATTGGCGGCGCTCCGATGCGGGCGCTCTGCGAGAACGCGGCGAGTCCGAAGGCGGGCCGGATGACTCCGGAAATGGATACGTGCGAAGCCTGGGAGAAGCCGCTGACGCGCACGGGCTTGGACGATGGCGTCTCGCTCGTCGGCCCGAAGAGTCACCCGGCTGGCTGCCAGTGTCATAAGTGCGAACCGAGCCCAACGCGCGCACGGGCACCACAAGGCCCCAAGGGCCGCATCGGTCCCGTCGCGACTGCGCAGGAAGCAGCCGACCTCGCCGACACGATGCGAAAGGCGGGACTATGAGCGCCCCCACGCCCGTCCGCACCGCCTGGACCCGCCTGAGCACGTGGGTGGCCGACTACGAGCGCCCCGTGGGTCCCCCGATGCCGGGGGTGATCCCGAGCACGCTGGCGGCGGATCGGGCGGTGGTGGAGGCGTGGGTGATGGCCGGGCCAGCGGGGGACGTGGCGGCGGCGCTTCTGACAATCGGCGGCGCAATCTCCCTCATCGGCATTCCTGAGGAGCGATCCGCGGTCCGAGAGGCGCTCTATGTGCTCGCCCAGGCCGTGCAGGCGGGCCGGGAACGGGCGCGGGTGATCGAGGAGTGTGCGGAGATCATCTCAGCACAAGCGATGGAACGCGAGCAAATGGCGATTCGCTACGAGGATGCTCAGGGGCCGGGATTCACGAAGGAGCAAGAGGCGGCGATGCGTTGGGCATGGGATACCTGTAAGGCGAAACGAGAAGCAAGAGATGCGCTCCGCGCCCTGCTGACGCCCGGGGAGGAGCGCTGATGGCCTACCTGAAAGAGTGTCGGCGCACGTGCGACACCGAAGCCTGCATCCGGGAAGCGGTGGTGGAAGTCGTCACGACGCGCAATGCGCTCTTTGGCTACTACTGCCGCAAGCACGGACAGGACATCGTGGAGCGACTGACACGCGAGGAAGCGCCGAAGGTGGCCCCCGGGGGGGAGCGCGGGGCATGAGCGAGCCAGACTACTGCGGATGCTGTGGGCGCCAGAACCTCACCGCGTCGGATTATTGGTGCCAGGACTGCGCGGCGCACGTGGACCCGCGCTGGCAATTGCAACCGCATGACCGCACGTGGTTCGCGCAGCACGGGACCGCGTGCCCGAATGAAGACCATGACTGACCGCCGCGCGCGGATCGCCCGGGTGCTGGAGGCTGTCTGGGATAGTCCGACGGATCGCGATCCATTCGAGGAGATGGCCGACGCCCTGCTCGCGGCGGGGGTGGGGGCGGACCACGATGCCTGCCTCCTGCAACTTGAGCATGTCGAGCGCCAGTTAGCCGCGCAGACACAGGTCGTCGAGCAGCGAGATCAGATGCTCGCCACCGCCCGCGAGCGGGTGCGGGAGCTGGAAAATGAGAACGCCGCGCTCCGACCGAGTGCCGAGAACTATCACCGCCAGCGGATCGCGAAGGAGCAGGCCGAGGCACGGGAACGGGCGGTGACGAAGCTGCTGGCTCTTCACGAGGAGTGCGATGACGATATCCCGTGCTCAATCTTGAGCGACCTTCGCGCCCTGCTTGCGCCCCCGGCACCTGCGCCATGAGCCACCTGGCCGGGGCGTGTGACGGCGGGGTGGCGGACATTCGTGTGCCCGATACCGCTCCTCATGTGATGGGGGAAGACAATGTACCTATATCGCGCATTTGACGGGGACGGAACGCTGCTCTACGTCGGCGTGGCGAAGAACTGGGCGACGCGCTGGGCCAGCCACGCCACGAACGCCGCGTGGTTCCCCGCGGTGGCGCGGCTCGAGCTGCAGCACTTCGCCAATCCTGACGAGGCGATCGCGGCCGAGCGGAGCCTGATTGCCGCCGCGCTGCCGCGCCATAATCAGCGCGCAGGAGGAGGGGGCGTCATGGGTCTAGACCGCCGCGGCTTGCGGTGTCCCGTGTGCGGCACCTCCTACGCGCGCAGCCTCGAGCCACTCTGGCTCCGTGGGACGGCCGTGCCGTTCTCGCCCGTGGTCAATCTTGGCACAGTCTGCGGCGATCGCGCGGGCCTCGACGAGGTGCCGTGCCGGGGTGTGCTCACCTACGCGTAACGCTGGCCCCATCCTTACCCGAGGCTCTGGAAGATGGAGGGCACCATGCCCAGAATCCGCACGCTCAAGCCGGAGCATCGCCAGCATCGCAAGGTTGGGGCGCTCGACCACATCACCTATCGCCTCTGGGTGGGCATGATCCTGGAGGCCGACGATGAGGGCCGGCTGGTGTACGATCCCGAGGCCCTCCGTGTGCTGATCTTCGGCTACCACGTCAAGGTGTCGCGAGCGCTCGTCGACGCATCGACGAACCGCCTCGAGCGCCTCGGATTGGTCTGCCGATACGCCGTCGATGGCCAGGAGTACGTCTGGTTCCCATCGTGGCACGATCACCAGAAGATTGACCGCCCTCGGCCTTCGTTATTACCGATGTGCGAAGCATCGACGATCATTCGTCGAACGCTCGACGAGCCTTCGTCTCTGATCGGAAAGGATCTAGAAGGGAAGGGAAAGGATCTGAACGGATCGGATAGAGGCGCGCCTCGAGCGCGCGACGCGCAGTCGATTCTCGAGTTCCTGAACCACAAGGCCGGCCGGAACTACCAGCCCACTCCCGTCAACCTCGGCTTCATTCGCGCCCGACTCAAGGCCGGCGCCACCGTGGACCAATGCCGCGCCATCATCGGGCGCAAGACCGCCGCGTGGAAAGGCAACGCGAAGATGGACCAGTTTTTGCGCCCGGCCACGCTCTTCAACGAAACGAAGTTCGAGCAGTACCTCGGCGAGCTGCCGGCCACGGCCTTCCAGGAGGACCCCGATGCCTGAATGCCCGAATTGCAGTCGCATGTTCAAGGGGAAGGGCTGCAAGCTATGCGGCTGGCAAGTGCCGGCCGAGACGGCCCCCACGAGACCTCCGCGGACGCTATGCGATTGCGGGGCCTCACTGCTCGCCTCCGGCCTCTGCTCGGCCGCGGGCGGCTACCCCGCCACCTCGAGCTGTCCCCTGGCCTGCCCGATCTGCCGCGGCCCTCTGGCCTGGGATGGCGGATGCGAGCACTGCCACGGCTGCACGACAGGCCGGCGCGAGGACTGGGCGTTCCCGGGCGACCGCTACGCGCTGGACAAGGGGCACTGGCAGAGGGTCGACGGCCCGCGGAAGGCCTGCACGCCTGAGCAGAACGCGGCCGGCTTCGCCCAGCTCCGCGCCGCGCTCGGGTTCGACGTGGCGCGGCCCAGTCCCACGCGGCACGGGCTCACGCCCGTCGACCCCGCGATCCGCGCGCGCCTTGGCGACCCGCGATGAGCTGGCGCTGCTGGTGGCCCCGCGGCCATGCCTGGGGGCCGTGGGCCTGGTGGGCCCGCGCCCGCATCTGGGGCCTGGTCTTCGAGCGCCAGCAGCGCGTGTGCCGGCGGTGCGGCCGGATCGCGCGGCGGTGGGCCTAGGTGCGCGCCTTGCGGGGCCGCTGCGCGTTCACCTTGGCCGCCGCGGCCTTCTTCGCGCTCGTGCTGGCGCCCCCTCTGCGCCCTGTACAAGCGGCGCAGGCCAGCGGGCGGCCACACGTGGGGCAGGCGGGCGGCTCAGGCATCGCGCCGACCGGTGTAGGGGCGTGGATCGCCCCCCGTGCGCCCGTCCCGGGGGTCCATGCTCCCCATGGCCTAGGCCTCCGCGCGCGCCGTCGGGCAGCGGCCCGGGTGGGAGTCGCGCAGCTGCCAGTTCTGGCAGTCCGGGCAGAAGTAGGCCCGCGCGTGCTGCTCCGCGCGCATCCGCTCGACGTATTCCAGCATCGCTCGCTCGGTCATGGTCGCCTCCTTGGTCGCCGTCTGTGTGTCCATGCGCTGAGGATACCAAGGCCTTGGCTAGCTGTCAAGAAGTATTGTAATGGCTCGACGTGAGAGCCTCGGGCGCTGTGGCCGATGCCGCCGCCAACTCTGGCGACCCGTCCAGACGGTGCGCGCGCAGGACCGGCTCTACCACCTGGCGTGCTGGCGTGAGACCAAGCCGCCCGCCCCACGCTCTGAGCCCGTCACACTGAGCGACGCGCTGACCCGGCTCGATCCCGGGCGGGTGCTCCCGAAGCATCCCTTGCCACGCGCCGAGACGCTGGCCATCCTGCTTGCGATGCCCATGGATCAATGGGTCAGGCGACGCCTCGAGCAGGCCCAGAAACGCACCTAATGCGCCCGAGTTCACAAGCGCACGATTTCACGCCAGCGCGCCCTATACTAAGGGAAGGTGTATCTACGTCTTTGAATCTAAGAGGGGGTGTTCGCCGCGCATTCCCGCCCCCGGTATCGCCGCTCCCGATCCCGCCCCTCGCGTTTCCCTTGCGCCGCCGCCCCCGCCCGTGGTATCGCTGACGCCATGGCGCCGTCTGCCGTGTCTGTCGTCGCCCAAGAACGCGAGCGAGCCCGCCCAGGCCCGCCGATCCCCGCCGATTGGCGGGAGCGCTACCTCGAGCATGTGCGCACCCACGGGCACTACGCCCTGGCGGCTCGCAAGGCCGGCGTATCGCCCAAGACGGCGGAACGTGAGCGCCACGCTGATCCTGACTTCGACGCCGAGTGCCGGGAGGCGCGCGAGGAAGCCGCCGACGGGATCGAGATCGACATGCTGGACAGCGCCCGGCGTAGCGATAACCCCGCCGGCTTCATCGTGCGGCTGAAGGCGCTGCGCCCGCATGAGTACATCGAAAAGCACGCGGTCATGAACTTCACGGTCACGACGGAGCTGGAGAGCGCGGATGGGCTGCAGGCCCTGCAAGCGATGTTTGAGACGATGCGGCCGAGTACGCAAGCGCTGTTGCAAGGGCGGGAGACACGGGAGTCAGGCTCAGCGGCTCGCGCCCTGCCGCAAACGCTGGAGGGTCAGGCCACCCCGGAGCAGCCCGCATGACGCCGCCCGCCCCGGCGCAGAACTATGGTTATGCGCAGGATGACGTGAACTACCAGCGTTTCCGCCTACTTAGCACGCCCGAGCATGGGGCACAGCACGCGCTGAACAACTGTAGCCAGGTGGAAACGCGCCGGACGGCCTCCGACGACCCGGCAGCAACCGTCGAGGCGGCAGGAATCCTGTTCCTCGGTGGGGCGCGGGCACGAGCCTCCCTTGAGGGCGTGCCCCTCGCTGTCCCACAGATTTTTTCAGCAGGGGAAAGGGGCGGCTCGTGAAGACGTGTCCGCGCTGCGGGGTGGAGCAGCCGCTGAGCGCGTTCGCGCCTGACAGGCGTCGATGCCGGGCCTGCGGGAGGGCCTACATGCGCGCTCGGCGAGCGGCGGGGCTGACGCAGGCCGCGGATCGGGCCCGGTATCACGCCTCCGCACGGAAGCGCGCGGCCGTCGCGGCCAACACGAAGCGGTGGAAGGCGCGCAACCCCGAGAAGGTCGAGGCAGAAAACATCGTGGCCGAGGCGATCAAGCATGGGACGCTGACGCGCCAGCCCTGCGAGGTGTGCGGGGAGAAAGCCCACGCGCACCACGCGGACTACAGCGAGGCGCTCGAGGTGCAGTGGCTCTGCCCGCTGCATCACGCACGGCAGCACGTGACCGAGGGGCGCCTGGATCACCTCCGGGCGACCGCATGACCCCCGCGCGCGTCCCCCCGACGACGTGTCCGCATTGCGGCACGCCCCGCCGCTGCTGTGCGAAGGGGGCGCGATGAACCGCCCCGCGCTGCAGGCGCTGCGGGATCAGGCCGAGGCGATGATGCGCCGGTCGGAGACCGCCGGGGCACCCGTGCCCATGGCCAAGCTGCGCGACCTGCTGGACGCCCTCCTGGCCCCCGACGACGCCCAGGAGCGGGCGTTCATCGCGGCGCAGGAAGCCCGCGACCCGCGGGTGAGCGGGTCGGCATGACCGCGCGCCGGCAGCGCGCCCTGTCCCTGGCGCGGGCGATCGCCGATGGCACCGGGCCCGTCGTGGTGATGGCGCCCACGGAGGCGGCGGCCGCCGCGTTGCTGGAGGAGGTGCGCCGCGCGCTGGAGGATCTCGGCCCGGTCCCGGAGCGCCCCCGATGACGGACGCCGATCTCGCGCGCTGGGAGGCGCTGTGTGCCGAGCGCCGCACCGGGAAGGTGGCAGACCATCTGGCCGACGTGGTCGTCCCCGCTCTCATCGCCGAGGTGCGCCACCAGCGGGCCGCGAGCGCGATGCCGGCCTGGCTGTGTGAGTTCTGCTACGCGCGGCTGTACGTGGGCCGGCTGCCCGCGTCGTGGACCACGGTCTTCGGGTGCGCGGTCTGCAACGAGTGCCAGCCGCGCATCGCGCAGGACGGGGGGTACGCCGTCGTGCCGTGTGGCGCCTATGCCGAGGTGCCGGACCCCCGACCGTGGTCGTGCCGCCCGGCCCTGGAGATGACCCCGACCCCCACGACCTAACTTCCCGCGCACCGAGGCGCCGGCCAGCGCCTCGGGCCTACGGCAGCAGCGAGCCCGCCCGTCCTGCAGGGGACGTGGCGGGTTTGCTGTGTGTGCGGGCGCACGACGGAGGCGCAGTGGCCCGCTGGCGAGACGAGACACACTGGTACCGGCCGATCCGGCTCACGGATGAGCGCCGGTTCCTGCGCGACATGGAGGCGGGCTGGCGGGCGGTTGGCGCGCTGCCACGGCGCACGACGGCGTCCCTCGATGCCATCCTGCGCGCCATCTACTGGCAGGCCCGGCGGCCCTCGCGCGGCCGGTCCCTGCTCGTGGTCCGACGCCTATGCCGCCCACCGTCCTGACGACGAAGAAGACCACGGCCGACGCGGCGACGCGCGCGGGGATGCGCCTGGCGTGCCAGCTCGATCTGTACGTGCTCGCCAAGGCGGTGCTGTTCCGCCACCTCACGCCGAACCTGCTCACCGATGCGCTGCACGGGGCGCTGTGCGACTTCCTGCACACGACGCCCTACGACGAAAACCTGTATCTGCTCTCGCGCGGGTTCTTCAAGTCCTCCATCATCACGACGACGGCGGTGATCCAGCGGATTCTCGCGGACCCGGCGAATCCCTTGTGCCAGGCGCGGTGGCGCGGGCGCGTGTGCGGGCCCAACACGCGCATCCTGATCGCCAGCAACAAGGGGGAAAACGCCGACGACTTCCTGACGGGCATCAAGGGGCATTTGGAATCCAACGAGCGCCTGCTGTGGCTCTTTCCCGACATCCTGGTGCGCGATCCGCAGCGCAACGCGCGCGAATGGACCCAGTCGGCGATCACCGTGACCCGCAGTCGCCGCGATCTGCGCGAGTCCACGATCCAGACCATCGGCGTGACGGGCGAGCTGACGAGCAAGCACTACGACCACGGCGTGTTCGACGACATCGTGGGCAAGGAGAACAGCGCGAGCAAGGCCGAGCGCGAGAAGGTCTGGGACTTTCTCATGAAGGCGCGCCCGCTCTTCGATCCCGGCAGCACGAAGGACTACATCGGCACGTGCTGGCACTATGCGGATACGTGGGCGCGCCTGAAGGCCCAGCGCGCCCGCGGCGAGATCAAGCTCGGCCTGTACGAAGTCCCGTGCTGGCGGCCGACGACGGCGCGCGCGCCTGACGACCCGCAGGTGCGGGACGGCACGGCGGGGCTGGTGCCGGGCCACGGGTGGGTGGCCGTGACGTTCCCCGAGCGCTTCTGCCTCGAGCGCCGCGACGCCGACGACCGGCGGCTGGAGCTGCTGCCCGAGCGGCGGCAGGCGCCGTCCAACTTCAACGCGCAGTATCTCCTCGATCCCTCGAGCGCGGATACCGCGCACCTGCCGCGCCTGGACCCGCAGGGCGAGGGCTACCTGCAGATCGCGGACACGAGCCCGCCGCTCGAGGACTTGTGGGTCGCGATGTCGGTCGACCCCGCGCAGTCGCTGCACGCCTGGGCCGACTTCTCCGCGATCGCGGTCGGCGGCTTCGACCGCCGCGGGGATCTGTGGCTGCTGGAGCTCTGGCAGGGCAAGCGCGACGACGAAGGGCTCGTCCGGCGCATGTACGACCTGCACGCCCGCTTCGCTGCGCGCGGCGGGACGTTCAAGGCGATCGGCTTCGAGGCCGTCGGCTTTGCCAAGAGTTACCGCCACGTGGTCACGATCGAGGGCGACCGCCGCGGCTACTACCTGCCGATCCGCGCCTTCGAGCGCGACACCAAGGTCACCAAGCAGGTGCGCATCGGCGGCATCCAGGGCCAGTGGATGGGCCGGCAGATCCACGCGCTCGCCTCGTGCGAGGCCCTGGCGGACTTCGTGGACCAGGCCGACAAGTTCCGCATGGACGCCGACAACGAGCACGACGACCTGCTCGACGCCGTGGCCGATCTCTACCAGCTCCGCGGCCGGCCGAGCGAGAAGGCCGACCCGTTCGCGGGGGATGAGCTGGCGTTCCGCGCCCGCTGGGAGCAGGAGCTGCGCGCGAAACAGCCGGAGCTCGACCCCATGAGCCTGCGCGTGGCGTGGCACCACCATCAGGCGCGCCTCGCCCGCGAGGCCGACGAGGAAGCCCGCGCGCTCGCCGGCGCGGGCCTGGGCATGGGAGGCCAGGAGCTATGGAGCTAGAGGAGACGCCATGAAGTGGTTCGTCACCGACGCGCAGCTCGCGCAGATGCGGCTCGCCATCGAACAGCAGGCCCTGCGCATCATCGACGAGCGCGCCGACGCCGACCTCGCGCGCCATGACGCCGAGATCGCGCGCCTGCGCGAGGATCGCGAGAAGGAGCTGGCGCGCCTCGTGGACCCGTCGGGCCCGCTCGTGACGCACTATCGCGAAGAAGTCACGTTCTGGCGCAAGCAGTTCCTCGCGGAGCGCCAGCGCGCCGATGTGGCCCTCGATCAGTGCCGCGTGACCCATCAGGGCATCGGCCCGGTCAGTCTGCCGCCGCGCGAGGACCGCTTGCCGCGCGAGATGGAGACCCTGTTCCAGACGAATCCTGAGCTGGCCGCGATGGGCTCGACGGACGGCGTGTGATGCCGCGCGCCGCGCGGGAGACGCCCACGCAGAAGGATATTCGGCTGGCCATGGAGTACGTGGACGCGCGGCGCGCCTGGGTCGACACGCAACTCACCATGCTCGAGCGCATGGATGCCCTCAAGCCCGGCACGCGCATC